CAGTACTCGCTTTCACGATCCACACCAACACTCGGAGGAAATAGCGCATGGGTACCCACGGTCCACGTAGTGCTGCCTACGTACTCTTGGGTACCCAACCCCGACACATAGTTGTTAGTAGGGACACTGTACCCTGTGTCATGGAAGGGCACCGACCCGTGACGAAACGCCGTAGGCGTAAGCCACTCTGATTCCCACACGTAGCTGTTTTTTGCTGTGTATGGGTAAGCTCCCGCGTATCCGTGCAACACTACGAACGCTTTTACACTGCCCGACCTATTTATCAGTGGTACCGGTACATCAATGTACCCAAGCGAAGGTTCACTAACACGCCACGAATGGACGGTGTGTTGCCCAATTTCTATTTTCTTCAGTAGTACGTTTCCGGTGTCACCGTCTAGTAGTATCGTCGTGTATCCAGTCCACGCCGCGTAGCCGGTTTGGTTGGCTATATTTGCCACGTAAAGCCTAAAAACTGGTAGTCCTTGGCTATACAGGTGTACAGTAGGAGTGCAGGCGTACTGTGGGTGTGGTGGGTATTGCGTGGCCAGAAACTGCAGTATTTTACCGCGCGTCACTTCGTTTTTCGATCTATCTACCCGCATTTTAACTACTAGCTCACCGGCCTTTATAAACCCTTTTGGTACAAAAAATACACCCTGGCTAGGCATACCAGCGACGTACTCTGCGGCCAGCGCGCTAGTTGGGCAATCAGCAACCAGCGGTGACGATACTGAAGTTGAATACGAAGGTATGCTAATAGTGTACTGCGACAAACTCTCGTCCTCTCCAGTGAGTCCTCCCTGGTTGTTGGAGCCGGGGAGGGAAGAGTACTGAGAACTGTGGTCTTCACCGTCAACTTCGTAATACCCGACGCTTGTCGCCTTGGTATTTGCCCTGTCAAGCACCGGCGTAAGTGCGGAGCCTACCCCACGTATACAGTACGTCGAGGAGTATGGCCCCCACACATCTATAGACGTGGATTCAATGAGTTTGCCGGAGGGATTCGATGCGTATTCAGCGAACGAAGAAACAACAGTCTGGCTAGGTATGTCCACAATTTCTGCCCCACCCATGGGGCTGCATATAATTGTCTTGAGTTGCACATCCTGGTCCATACGAGAACCGCCAACCTCAGCCCCTAGAATGTACGATGTAAGGTAGCCAATGGCGTAACGGTCGACGCTCGGGTAATACTGCCTCACATACCGAAAAAACACTGGTGTAGGTACACCAGAATAGTTCACGGACTCCCCTGCAATACTGCTAAACGGCACCCTGAAAGAAGACCTCCCGAGGACTTCAGCATTGTAGAATAGGTCTTGACCTGGGTGGCTAGCGAAAATTGAGGTAAGTGAATAGGTCGGCAGCGGTGCGTAGAAATCTATACCGCCCCCAGACACATAGCTAGCGGACCCTGACGACTGGTCGTCTCTAATCACTACCGACAGGTAGGGGTCCGGGTACTCTGCTACAGACACCTCGGTAGCTGGGTTGTATGCGTTAGAGCCCGCCCTGTACGCTTCTCTGGCCAGCCTGTATGCGGTAGGCCAGCTAAATGATGAGTACTCCTCGTACAGCAGTATTCCCTGTTCTGCGCCAGTGGGCACAATAGCCCTGCCCGCCCATAGTGGGTTATCCAGGAGGCCATACAACCACGTATCAAATTCACGCACAAAGTGCCCTTTAAGCACCGGGGGGTCTCCCTCAAACAACCCTGCGACGCTTACTACCCCGCTTTGATACATAGGCGCAGCGAATTTGCCGCCACGAAACTGTAAGATGCCGACAAACTGTTGTGCCTGCTCCGCGTTAAGCGCCCCGCTAGTTACCTGTGCATACCAGTCTAGCAAATAACTGTACCAGAATGGGTAGTCCAGCGGGTTGTAGTCACCTATGGTTACCGTGCTGTCCGACGGGTGGTACGTACCGGAAAACTCGGCGTCCACCCCTGAAACACTAATCGTTATTGTGCAAGCGCAATCAGCCTTGCTGGTAAGCTCGGATAAGACTGCTGGATCGTCCAGAGCAATACGAACAGGCATAACTGCCGTGCCTGCCTGCCCCAGTACGACTCCTAAAGCCTTCGGCCTCGACACCGGGACACTGCGAATTTGTGATACCACCGTGCTTCTTACATAGTTTACCCCCACATACGAACCGCTATTCGGCCACACATATACGCTGCCTAGATAGTACGAGTTCACATCCGGTATTTCGTGACGTACGTCCGACCGGAACGTGTCAGAAGTAGAGTCATAGTAGAACGAGCACCCCGAGCCATATACTGTTTCATTACGTGGTGTGAGAGTGTCGAACACCTGCCCACCGGTGAGATTTTCATAGTCAAGCCAAGGCACCTCCTGCCCCTGGTAGTCAGTATACGTGGTGGGGTTTTGTGGTTGGTTCGGGGAAATTACGCCGTATTCGTAAACGTCACTACGTAGTAGCGGCCCGGCGTCCGACGCTATTCTACGATTAGCCTCTGAATGTATATGAAAACTAACGCTGCTGGATAGCATAGGCGCTACTGCAGGGTGCTGGCGATACACGTCGTAGGGTATGTGAGAAATACGCCCCGACGTTGATAGATACTCTACCGAGTGCATATCTAGGAGGGCTGCCTCTTCTACAGACTGCGAGGCAGTCGACTGGGCTACCAAGTTTGAGCCCCGCAGAATAAACCTATTGGTTGATGTAAAAGACTCCCCGAACACCGCGGAAGTGCAGTACGTTGTGCTGGTGTTGAGATTTGCAGATACGACGCGGGTATCGTACCCCCAGATATTACTCCCCGCAGATTTGTCGGTCATTTGAAATCGATTTCAATTACTGGAGGGGAAGCTGCTGTCGAATACTACCGAGTACAGTTCGGGATCGTACGTATTGACGATCATCTTGCGCAAACTCATCCAGTCGATACCTGCCCAGAGCGTGCTAAGCATGGTGTTGACACGTTCCATTTGTGTGTTCGGGTCCGTCATCAACTCGTTATTCTCATCCCGGAAAATTTCCGTGGTCACAGTCGGTGCGCGGCCTGCCTTAACTGTGAGCTTAATCTTGAACTCTTCAGTAATGGCAAACCTTTTTTGGACCGCGGACACTACATTACCGGCTTTATCCCGCGTGACTTTCGTGCAGTAGACGTACCTTGTGGACTCCGCGTCTATCGCCGCCTTCGTATCCAAGTACGGCTTAGCGACCCTCACTTCATTCCGCTGGATACGCATTGATGGTTGCTGGTTCAGCATGCGATGGTACTTCTCAAAAGCCTCCCGCTTTTTCACTTGCTGTTCTTCGTACCTGCTCACCGAAGTGGTTTCTCCACTGGAGCTGGTGATCGTCTGTGTCACCCCCTTCACTATCGTCTGCCCGGCGTACCGCTCATTGGCTAGCTCTTTTCGATAGTCCAGCGGTAGTGGCGCTATACGCTCCGACCCGCGAGAAGCCTGCCGTCGCGTGGCGTTGTACAGCGACATGTAGGCAATCTCGTGCACCCTGGCAATCTCCAGGCCGTGATCGTCTTCAGATATCTGAGTGTTGCTTGGGTCGTCAGGGAAGTTAGTCTTCGTGGGGTAGCCCCAGGGCGACTCCCACAAACCGTCATCCAGCGCAAAAGCGGTGGACTCTACCCGATACAGCTCGAACTCCGCGGCGATGCCCTGCGGTGGCTGTATGGCGAAGACGGCAGGGGCAGGCGACTCGATGTCTTCCGGTATGCCTTGGTGGAAGCCGATAAGCTGCCCGTAGTCGTCGGGATCAGGTACCAGATACACCTCAAAATCATTATAGATCGACGGGCGATACCGATAAATGCGATACGTCGTGTTGTACGAGAACGTAATTGATCCGAAGCAGGGGGCACTCAATATGATAGCGTTGCGGGAGGAGTCAAAGTACCCTGTCACGAATATGTTTCTACCACGGATATCGTAGGAGTCTGCTCCGATGGAAAAGTTCAGGCTATTGACTACCGGGTACCGAAGCTCCACAACGGTGTCACCGGTCAATACCTGGGTGGCACTTATGTACCGCACGCGCCATTCGTTAGTGCCCCAAAATTGCCCCTTGGTTACCACATGTTTGAGATTCAGGGTATCCACCGGGTAGTATGGCAGGCCGGGACCCCCCGCCAAACCAGCGGTGGATGCGGGATACTGCCTTACCCTCACCGTACCGAGGGAAGTCTGCTCAATGTCCCGTCTGTCGTCCATTTCAAAAACTATGGCAGTTGGGACGTATGGGGTAGTAGAGAACCCGACTACTGTGTTGACGTCAACTATTTGCTTCGCTGTCAGTATATCGGCCATACCTACTACCCCCTAATTGAAATCAATTGCAATCCGCAGTTACGCGGTTTCACCTTCCATGCACAGGCTGAACGAGTTACCGACAATGGCGCTCGCACCGCCCGGAACGTCGCGACGAACCCACAGCGGAACCGCTGCTGGCGATGTCGTGAAGTTGATCGTATCGCTCGCGGCAAATGTCCCACCGATGGCCGCTGCGGGGAGCGTGAAGTACGGTACTCCGCTGGCCGGATTCAGCGGGGCAAAGTCACCGGAACGGTTACCTGTACCGACTGATCCGCTGTTGACGCCAGTGACGCTGTACGCAGTCGGGGACGAGAACGTTACCGTCCACACGTCGTAGATCGTACCCAGATTGGTCATGGCCAACTGAGCGAAATCGCAAGTGCCAAGGGAAGAGGTGACCGACTGCCCAGAGTAAGCTGGCTTCACGTCGCCGACCGTGTAAATCTTCGACACACGGGTATTCGACTCCAGGTACGAGAAGGTGAGTGCCGGGGTGAAGTTGATCGTCAGAAGCGAACCCACGAGGCTGGGCGCCCCGCTGATGGTAACGATGTCCTCATCGCCCGCAGCATCGACTGTGGCCTTGTTGGACACACGAATCTTGTCGCCGTTGAGGAAGATCGGGATTGACGGGTCTTCCAGCAGAACCACCAAAGACGTAGCACCTGCTGTCTTGTTGGCATCGAGCTTCGCCACCCCGTACTTGACCTCGGCGCCGGTGATGGCCGACTGCAGATCGGTCTGTGTGGCCGGAAAGAAGTACACAGCGTCATCGCCTTGAGTGTATTTGTCCATGAAGATACTGGCACTCAGTAGTGGCAAGTTGGCGGCATTGGTGTTGCGGTAGAACACCTTGCGATACTTGATGCTGCCTGCCAAGCGCTCCGCTTGCGGTACATCGGGCATGATGTTGTTGCTCAGGCCGGTAACGACTTCGTTGGTGGACATGCGCCCACCGTTGGAGCCGGCGGTATCGCTAACCAGCAGGCTGCGATACATTTTCAGTTCAGATGCGACGACGGGCATGTGATTCTCCTACGGGGTAATGAGTTTGATTGTACCGACGTAAACATCGGTGCTCAGTTGCTGCGCTCTCGGCTGTAGTGGTGCAAACTCCAAGGCCGGAGAGTCTTCATGGCGAAACATCACATCATGCGACTCACCGTGAAAGTTCAAAGTATACACGAGTCCTGGGGTTTGCGCCCGCACGGTCAGTGCATCCAGCATGTCCTTCGTGATCCATCCGGTATCCTCGGAAGCAACCAGTGTAATCTGCCTGCCCCCAATAAGCTGCTTTGCGTAGAACACGGACTTGCCACCAAGGGTGACTTTGCGCTCCTGTTCAGCCATGTGGTACGCGTGCCTGTCAGCCCACTGTAGTGAGCCGCTCAACGTAACGCCGTCTAGCGTAATCATAACTATCCTTTATTCACACGATGTAGAGCGTGAAGCAGCTTGTCAACCTGCTGCCTCTCGCCAAGCAGCGATATGCGGTCGCCACCGACATTCAAGTCTACCGCCACACGCCCGATAATAGGCACATTACCGTCCGCCGTTACGCCAGCGAAGGCTCCCCCTGCTCCGAGCATGCTGGGCAGTACTGGACCGCCTCCAGCGAACGCAGGTAGCTGAAATCCACCAAGCATTTTGAAAGCCGACGTAGTACCGCTGCGGGCAATTCTCTTCAGGGTAGAAAAGAAACCGGGGCCAAAGAACGAGGTAGTGCGTGCATCTGACACATACTCACCATTGGATAACCAAGACAGGATCGAATCGCTGGTTCCTGTACCCGGCCCGCGAATGTGCCCACCCTCCGCGTTGCGTGCTGCGCCTCCAGCCGAAACATTGGCTTCGAGATTGATCAAGAATTTCTTATCTCGTAGCAGTGCTTCCAGGTTGGCGATAGCTACAGTAAAGTCAAGGGCTACGGGAGTACCGGGGCCTTCCGCCACCGCATTCTTCAGGAGCGCTATCTCCTTCTGTACCGCCTGCACAGCCTTGACGTTACTCAACACTGCGTTGGATGCAGAAGCGGCGTCGGCACCTGCCGGAACGATAGTCTGTGCGTAGACGGTTGCTACCTCGCCGAAAGCCTCACGAACAGCCTTGATAGTGCTTGCGCTTGACGCCAAGGTATCAAACTTATTCAGCCCACTAAAATCTGAATCTGCAATTGATTTCAAATCTGCAAAAAGCTGCTTTGTTCCTTGTGTGTTATCGATAGCTATTTGACCCAGCGCTTCTGTGATCCCTTTCAACTTCTCGCCGGTCTTCGACGATAGCAGTGTGTTTAGCTCTGTGTCGTACCCTTTCAGTTGCTCGCGCAAACCACTAAGCGCGGCACTCTGTTTAGCCATTTCTGCTTCCGCGGATACCGTGCTCAGCTTCAAGATGCTGGCTTGGCCTTGCGCGATGGCTACCTCGGTCTTGGCGTACGCGGCTGTGATATCACGTATCTGCTCATCAGCTATAGCCATATACGCACCGCCCGGACCTATGACCGGCTTACGCGCCTCTTCCTTGAATTGCTGGTAAGCCTCGCCCATATCAGCGATGGCGATCTTGGCTTTCTGCGCTTCCTCTTCAGCCTGCCGGCCAAGACTGATCTGCTGATCGACATTGCCAGCGGCGCGGGCCGCTTCCGACGCTTTGGCTAACTCGATGCCGCGAGCCGTGTACTCGTTTGCTTCCCGCTGAGATTGACGCATGCGGTCCTGGGCGTCGTTCAGAACTATCTGTTGGCGCTCCGCTTCCTGCCGCTGCCCTCTACGCTCATTTTCGAGCGTTAGCGTATCTTGCAGAATCCGTAGCTGCTCCTCCTGCTCTTGGGTATTGAGGCCGGATGCTGCTAGCCGCTCCCGCTCACTGCTGAGGACCAGTTCCTGAAACTTGGCAAACTGCTCATTATCTTTTTGCTTCCCAATATCGAAATTGGCCAGCTTCACTGCGATCTTACGTGACGCAAAATAGTTACCAAGACCAAGCAGCATGTTCTTCATCTTATCGACGATAGACGCCAGATCGGTAAGAGAACCCTCATATAGTTTCTTGACACGGGCGGCGTTAGCCTTGGCACCCTCGGATACTTTTTCTTGACTTTGAATCAGCGCAGTGGTGAGGATTTTGTTCGCGCTCAGAGAAGCTACCGCGGCCGTAACCACCTGACCGTAGTCCTTGAGTCTGTTCTTTTGAGTAAGCGACAGCCTATCGTATTCACCCTTTACGAGTCCAGCCGTCTTCTGGACCAGAGTCTCTTGCTGGTAGACAGCTTCCAAGTCCCGACGCATGCGCAACAGCGGAACCTTAGCGGCGTCGTACTCCGCGTTGATTTTCTTTGCACGCGCTGCGCGAGATTCGTCATCCTGGGAGCTGATCTTACCGACAGCCCCTGGCTGAAACAAGAGTGTCTTCTGGCGCTTGTTTTCCAGTTCAGTGATCTTGGCGTCCACTTCCCGAATAGCGTCTTCATTCTTCTTCGACGCTGCCGCAACCTGCTCACCAACCACACCCGATATTCCGGCAAACGCACCTAGTACAGTGCGTACCGCCTCCAGTGACTTCTGCGCCTCTCCGGGTAGTGCCTTAATGATAAACGTGCTAGCCGCAGTGGAACTCTCAAGAACTGAATCGTACTCTGTCTGTAGAAGATTGAGTTCAGCGGTAAGCCTGTGAACTGCCTCGGAGGCTAGCTCGTACGCTTGCTTCTCTTTGTCGCCTCCACCGGAAATACGGGCTTTGGCGTCCGTCTCTGCCTTACGAGCATCGGCTAGTGCCTGCTCGCCAGTCAATACTTTTTCGAGGGCTTGCAGCGCAGCGATACCGCCTTCGTCGTAGTACTTGGCAAGGCCGCTCGCGACGGACAGAGCATTCGCTGCTGCCGCCTTCTGCTCCTCAAAGTTCTTTTTGATACGCGTACCGTAGAGGGCTTGTGATGCCTCCAGACCGCGGACGGCGTTGGCCAAACGATCCACATTATCCGAGGCTTCCTTGATGGCGCCGTCAAACCGCTCGACAGGCTTAGCGCCACCAAAGATGGTATCCGGGGCTGCAGTGGCCTTCTGCTTGAGTAGATCGAACAGCTTTTTCTTAGCTATTTCCAGCTCTTGATTAACTATCTCCCATCTGGAAGACACAAAGTCCACATTGCTGGCTAGAGCCGCACCCTTAAACGCCAAGTCAGCATAGCTGTCCCTCGCCTTATTGATTTCCTCTATCTGCCTGCGGATATCATCAGTAAGTACGGATGCGCCGGATTTCGCGGGTGCATCTTTACGGGCAGCAAGTAGTGCGCGGTATGACTCACCGACCTCGGCTACTCTCTTCTTCTCCGCATCCAAAGCAGCAAGGCGCTCTCTTTCAGCATCCCGGCGCCGTACTTCGGCCTCATCCTGAATGCCTAAAACAGACTTCAACTTGGCGACTACCAGATCAAGAACACCGATAAGATCGAGGAAGAAAACCACCAATCCGACAACACCGGCAATTGCGCTGACGATTGAAACAATCCGAATAGCTACAGCGGCCATCCCGGAAGCCGCACCCTTAGCTGCCGCCGATATTGCGTTGAACGCAGTAAGCGGGGCACTAACTGTGGCCATCTGCTTTTGGGTGGCAAGCTCTTGGCTGGCGATGCCGCGAAGCTGTGCAGCGCGATTTGTGAGGGCTTGGGCATACTTGGCATCAGTACTGAGGGCTAGAGCGCTGAGTCGGTTTATCTCCGCACGGGTCTGCTGGTTGTAGGCAGTGCGCTTAGCTTGTGCTTGTGCAACAGTACCGCCTGACCGCAGTTCAGCGTTGTACACGCGGCGAGCTTCAGACTGCTGTGCGTTGGCTAGGGCCTGTGCTTTGTTCGCTAGATCGCTGACAATCTGCGCCCGGCGCGCCGTCAGTGCGTTGATACGATTTTCTGTCTTCTCGTAGTCGTCTCTCAGCGCCGCCTGATTGGCGCGTATCGGGGAGTAGACCTGATCGATTGCTGTAGCCAGTTTTGCTAGGTTCGACAGATTCGGGGCCGCTTGGTTGCGAGTAGCGGCGGACGCTTGTGCTTCGGCAGCCCTTTGCGCAATAGTCCTGGCGGTTTTCTGATCCGCAGCGGCCAAAGCCGTCCACGCGGCAACTGTCTTGTACGCCGCCGAACTTACAGAAATGAACCCAGCGGCTAGGCTGCCTAGAAACGAAAGAATCTTGATACCGATGACCACTTTCAGGATGGTAGCCAGCGGTACTATGGCGCTCGACAACTCCGACAACTTACTGACAAAATCAACTATCTTCACAACAACATCACCGATACCGTCCACGAAGCTCTGAAGCCTCTCGGTAACCACTGGGTCGTTGCCAAAATCCTGCAACCTCTTCACTAGGCTGGTAATGTAAGGCAACGCCTTCGTGCCGACCACGGTAGCGATGTTGACGAAGACGTTCCGAAGAATCTGAAGCTGGGCAGTTAGTCCGGAGAGCACACGCTGCTGCTCATCAATAGAGGAGGTCCCAGAATCCCACCCCTTGTTAGCGTTGAGAACCTCCTTATTGAGTAAGGTGAATCCGTTCTTGGCGTCGTTAATCGAAGACGTAACGAAGGCAGCGATGCGCCCGCCTCCAGTTATCTGCTCCGAGATAACAGACCGCTGAACGTTGTCCAGTTTGGAGAGAGCTTCGACGTACAGCTTGTACGCTTCGATGCCGTCCGTCTTGACCAGATCGGCAAACTCCTGAACAGGTACCCCGATCAGGCGAGCAACGTCGCCGGCCTTTGCCTGCAAGTCCAGGAAAATTTTGTTGAGGGTGGTGCCGACTGTTTCACTTGTGAGGCCGAGGTCTTTACCGAACGCTGCCAGCGCTGCTGCTTTTTGCAGGTTGAGAGTGCCCCCCGCGGTACCGATGCGCTGGATGATGTCGAGAAGTTCGTCACCGGTAATCGTAGAGGTGTTCGATACTTGGTTCAGAGTAGAGGATATCCTCTCCACATCTTTTGCCAGGATTCCGAAGATATTACTGATCTTACCCAAACCGGCCGCGGCCTGTTCTTCGGTGACATTCAGTACCGAAGCAAAGCGGGCAGTGGTATCCACAAACGCAGCGAGGTCCTTTACCGAACTCGCGCCAAGACCCAACTGACCGCCAGCAGCGGCGATGTTTGCCAAACTTACCGCACTTACGTTTGTCTGCGTGGACAGCTTTTGCATAGATGCGGCAAGCTGGGTAACCTGATCGTCGGTGTACCCAGTAGTCTTGGCTACGTCGAGAAGCTGTTTCTGGAAGTCCGCTGCCGCTTTCAGAGGGAACAGGGTAACGGACAGGGCTGCTAGCGAAGCAGATACTGCACCTACAAACCGAATGACGCTCGACTCAATACCCTTCAGAGCCTTTGAGGTTTCGTCTTTTACGTCTACAACAATTTGTAGGTCAGTACTTGCGTTAGCCATCATCCACTCCAAGCGAGGTAATATGCTCTTTCAAACCCTTTCCAGTAAGGGATGCAGATATGGCTACCACGAGGTCGTGAACTTCCTCTACCCGCCTTTCTGATCGCACTCTGGCTACCGCTTCTACCAGTAATTCAAACTTGTCTAGTGGCCAGGATAGCACATCCTCCTGTGCGTACCCGGCGCCTACCAGCCTAACGATTCCGTTGAGGATACTCTTCCCGGTTACAGGTCTGCTTTTATCGCGCGCAGAAATACGGGGAGTACCCTTTCGGTAAAAAAATCACGATTGACGTTCGCTACGCGGGTAAGAATGGTAAGCATGTCGTCGACCGGGTAGTGTAGCAGTACTTCCAGGCTCGGAATGTCGGTAAGCCGTACGATCAATTTGTACAGGTCGTCTGAGTAGTTTGCAATCAATTGCAAAAGGAACCCCACATCATCGACCTTCATAAGCAATTGTTCTGCGATGGCATTCGTGTTCGAGAGCGTGAGACCGAGGTCTTGTGACACGCGTCCGACAAACCGCAGCAAGTGCGGGAGAGTCTGCGTGTCACACACAAAAACCCTTACCTCTTCGCCGTTTGCAAGAACCGCCACATTCCCTTCTGTGGTGGCTCCAGTAACTTTCTCCAGAGTCTCGATAAGCTCTGTCGTTGTGTTCGTTGTCATATTTTTCACCTATCCTTGAGGCAAATACGGCCCCTTTCGGGGCCATATCTGTTTAGCACCTGCGACTGTCGTTGGGCTACGCAGACACATTGCGTTGGCGGAAGAACTGGCTGCCGCTGAGAACCAGGGCATCTGCCAGGATATCACCGGACATGTCGATACTGGCGATGTCTTCCACAATCAGGCCGTAGTTGGTGAGCGGATCGAACTGCGCCTTGTACATGTCGATGACCACGCGCGTGCCGTCGACAGTGTTCAGGCCCTCGAAACGTAACCAGCGCTGCGGAGACACCGCCGACGTGAAGGCTTCCAGGTTGTTATAGCCGGCATAGGTGTAGCTGGCCTTGAGGGTGATGTCAGCCAAGGAGCAAGCGGTAGCGATGGCGCCGGTTGACGGGATGATGATCACGCCGTTCTTGGCGTCGACGGTGTAGTCTGCCGGGGTAGTGTACGTGGTGACACCGGTGGAGTCCTTGATGACGACAGTGCTAACGTCCGGGTGTGCCAGCGGGTAGCGACGACTCTTGCCGCCCGTCGGAATATACAGCGTCTCCGGACTGCCAACCGCGACAGTGCCGCCAGCGACGGTGGCCGACGTTCCGTACAGACCCATGGCCAGATTTTCGAGCGTCAGGTTTTCGAGCTTGAACTTGAACTTGCCCTTCTTCTCTTTCGTCAGCGTCAGGTCGACAAGGCGGTTGCCGGACTCGGATTCCTTGTGCTCGAACTTGGTAACTTCGATGTCCATCGTCAGTTCCGGCACGTTACCGACGGGGACGAAGCCCTTGGCCCGGCCAGTGGTGGGGTTGCGCTCGGCTGCGTAGAGGCTGCCTTGACCCGAGTAGTAGTAGTTTGCCATGCTTCAGTTTCCTTATGAATGGTTGTTGGTGTTGCCGATGATGGGGATATCAGTCTGCCATACCTGAGAGTAAAACACCAGTCCATCCCCCGAGGCTTCCGGTTCTGGTCTCTCGTACATGAAACGCCAGGGGCGAGTATTTACGCCCTTATACCCAAAAATTGTAGCGCGCAAGTCTTTCAGCAGTTGCGTTGCCTGTGGCTTGGTGTCGTCCTGTCCAGCGTAATGATACTCTACCGCAATAACCACTGTAAACTGTAACGTCACTATGGCCACCGAGCCGGAAGCTTGCGCTATACCATTGGCTACATTTCGTGCGGGCTCTTTCGGTAGCGCACCGTCGTAGACCACACCGACGACTGGCAGGGATTGCAACTCGGTTTTCGACGCTAAGTCATCAACACTAAAAACCGAGAAGCCACTAGCGGCAAACGCCGGTACCTGCTTGACCAGACCCTGTAACTCGATCTGTAATTCATCAATATCAGCCACTTTACACCTTTGCAATCGATTTCAATCGTCTATTGATATACCGGGCTACCGAGTCTACATCCGATGCACTGAGACCGATAAACCGCCTTTCGGCTTGACCTAGCCCGTAGTTGTGGATTCTGCCGTATTCCACCGGAGATAGTCCACCAGGGCGGGACGGACGCCGAGTGTCCACTACCCCGATACGAAACCCCGCACCAGTAGACACACCCAGTAATCCTGCGGAGGACCCTTGAATTATATTTATGGCGCGGTAGAGAGTACCGGTACCCCATAGTGGCGTTTCCGGCTTCTCCAGCTTTCTCTGCTTTTTCTGGCGGACTGTGCCCGGAGTAAGACCGGGCCATGGAAGACCCTCGGGGGATACAGTCTGCTGGAATCTACTCTGTATCCTGGACAACAACAACCGCTTTAGACCGGACTCGTCAAGCACCCCCTTCGTGGCGTCAACTTTTCGTTTGATACGCTGAAGGGTGGCGCGCTGGCCTACTACTCCGCTAGCCACCGCTAATACTCCGGGCCGGGTAGTTGATGGTCATGCGTGGTCTGTGATATGCCTGCAGTGCCGACTTAGCCGCACCGTACATTTCCTTTGCCGCCACATTGAGCGCCTTTTCCTTGCGCCCTGCAGGATTGGCAGGTGACGAAAGCAGGTACGCTACAGCCATGGATATGTGGGCGGAAGACAACCACTGAGGTACATTCAAAACGTCCTCGTCGTCATCCGACGCAGGGAACCCGTACTCGTACGTGACCGACAACGACAGGTCGTGATCGGGGGGCTCAAAGAAAAGATAGATGGTACCGCGGACGGCGTCCACCACGTACAGGTACGAATCAAGTACGGCACCCGACGTTGGTGACAGTAGAGGTGTTCCGTCTTCCGACACACGAACAACTATGGTGGATTCGTCGACAAAGGCATTCGTCAAACGGTAGTGATGACAGGAAGTACCACAAGAGAAGTAATCCGTAGTGGAGCCTGATGCCAGCGCTGTCTCAAGAATGCCCTCGATAAGAGGGTAGGAAAGCTCCAGCGCGGAAGCCGCGATTCCGAGTGATCCGTCGCCAGTAGTGATACCTCTAGCGGAAAGAACTTGACCGGGAGTAGCTAGCTTCATCGCTGGGCTTTCATCAGGGGTTGGTAGGTTAGCCGGCCGACGGGGCGCGGGTGCGTGGCTTCTTGGCGGGGGCCGCGGGCTTGACAACTCTCGGAGCCTCCCCGGATTCACCCAGAACATCATCGGACTCTTCGACAGCATCTTCGTCGTCGTCATCATCGTCGGGCTCGACGACAGGTTCTTCCTGCGTTTGCACGAAAATGGGATGAACGTTGTTCAAGCCGTCCATGTAGGTTTCTTTGAGCAGCTTCTTGGCGATCTTGTCGTCAACTTCGACAATGCCACCCTTCAGAACAAAACCGCCGCGGAAAGCTTCACAGAAGTACGTTTGTGCACCCACCAACTTCAGATTGATTGTCATGCGTTTCTCCTATACCAGTTGAAATCGATTGCAAATGAAACGAAAAGGGAGAGTTGCCCCTCCCACCCTACCATCAGCGCTTGTTATACCAGAACAGCAACACTTGGTTGGTGGCAGCGACGACGCTGATACCGCCCGTTGCCGTACCGCCCGAGAGAGTGGCACCCGATGCCGTGATGCGGGCACCCCCAACGAGGGTGTAAGCATTCGGGATCGTGCTACCCTCCAACGTACCGTAGACGGTGACCACGTTGTTCAGGACCGTGGCAACAACTGAACCGTCCTTGGCGTCAAAGTACTTGTTGATACGGTCACGCGCAGCCGCCGCCGTCAGCCGGTTGCTCGTACCGAGCAAGACGTGCCGGAAGTTGGTAGCCACGTAATCCGCCGACGCCTTGATGGTGAAGGTGGTGCCATTGACGACGAAGGTATCACCGGCGATTGCAGAGGCAAACGTCAGCGTACCGGAAGCACGAGTGTCGGAAATGGTAATACCCGCATCCGCCGTACCGCCAGCCAGGGTAGCAGCGCCCGCCGTGATATGTGCGCCACCGACCGTGGTAAAGCTGTTCGCCGCGGTGCCGGAAGCGGCAGCCGTGATGGTGACCACGTTGGTTGCGGCTGAAGCGGTAACTGAACCGTCGGTCGCACCAAAGAACGCGTTGATCGCCGCTGCAGCCAGCGTCGCCATGGCGTTGTTGCTTGCACCGACAGCGACATCGGTCAGGACGCCGGATACCGGGGTAGTCTTGATGGTAAAAGTGACGCCGTTCACCACGAAGGTGTCCAGGTTGACCGCTGATGCAAAAGTAAGAGTGCCGGTGGCCTTCACGCCTTGCACAAACGCGACACTGGTAATGGTGCCGGCGTTGTTGTTGAGTGCCGCAAGGATCGTATCCTCGGAGCGGATAGCTGCCAGTGCGTTCTTGGTTCCAGCTCCGGCGCCGGCAAGCAGGCTAAACGTGAGACCCTGGATTTCGGTCAGCGCGGAAGCAAGCGACAGCAAAGGCCCCTGTCCCGGATCGCCGGCCAAAATTTTCTGAAGACTGTTCAAAGACATGTGAAACTCCTTTTTGAAATCGATTGCAGTTACCGGAGGAAGTTTGTGCGTCCGGACAAAATGTTCTGAACCGTGGTGATAGATACACCGAACTGCCGTGCTAACTCGCTGGTGGTATGGACCGCAGCGCTGACCCGTAATGCGTGTAGTTGCTCGTCGGTGAGAGAGGACTTGGCTCCGGCACCCGCTTTGGGTCCAGTCCTGCCTTGCCTGCCTTTAGCTACCATATCCTTCATGTTACTCGTCTGGTCGCCCAGAAACAAGTGAGACGGCCTTACGCATGATGGGTTATCGCAGTGGTGCAAAACGTACATATCTTCAAGGATGGGTCCGTAATGTAGCTCCCACGATACCCTGTGGGCATACAGCATTCCTTCCCCTCTACGTCCAGCACCGATCAAACCATACCGCTTGTTGCCTTGTCGATCTTTGGTGGTGTTGGCGGTCCATACCCAGCAACCGCCCCTTTCTCTGGATTTCTGAACCTTCGCCCAGAAACGTTCTGCCAGCGGCTTGCACGAAATTAACCTAGTTGCCATCGCATGCACCGCCCTATCGCTAAAAACTCGATAGTACCTCAACGGTGCATGCTACGCAACATCAATTAATATTCGTGTACTTCACCGACGCATCTTCGTCTTCGATCTGGATGGCGACACGCGCCGTCAGAACGATGATGTACTCGCGGGAGCGGATGTCCTTGTCGGTCTCGACACGAACATCGCGCTGGATACCGAACAGGAGGTTTTGCGGGAAGGTCAGGAGACCTTGCGTACCAGACGACACACCTGCCAGCATCGGCGCCGCTTCAACAGCGATGCCTTGCGCAAAGATCGGGCCTTGGCCGGTCAGCATCGAATCGCCGTAGCCGGTAGCACGAGCTGCAACCAGATCGCGGTAGCGGATGGCGTTGGCGACAGTGACGAAATGCTTCAGCATGGCCAGATTGCGATGGTACTTCTGCGGCAGGGCCAGCAGGCCGTTCTTGAACATGGTGGGGTTGCAGCCGGCAGCGAGGTTGTTCACCACGTGCGAGGTCATGCGCTTCATCCAGCCGTCGTGCAGGGCGAGGTACGCATCACCAGACGAGGTGTCACCACCAAGGGCCAGTTCTTCGAGGTCGACAGCCGCGCGCTCAGCGATGAGGCGCATGATGTGCGACTCGAACGCCTGACCTTCGATGTTGTCTTCCAGCGCTTCGTAGGGAAGGCGCACTTCGGCAATGACTTCCTTGGTCTGCAGCGTGATCTGGCTGGTCGTCGGCTTGGCACGGTCGGCTGCACGGACGTAACGGTCATTCCCGCCAGCGTCGAGGGCCGAACCGGTCTGCAGAGCTGCACGCAGGATGCGGCTGGCGAACTGGATTTTGTTGATCTTGCGCTCCGGCGTCGACATGCGGACCTGACGGCACTGCTTCAGGATGGTCGGCTGGTCGAGCAACAGATCGATGAATGTCTCGGTCTGCTCCGGCGACAGAATACCGCCATTGGAGGTAAGATCACTGAGGGCCAGATCAGCACGCTGGATGAGGTTCTCATTCGGGGTGGGCATTAGAAAATCTCCTAGTAGACAGAAAGTTTGTTTGTGGTGCGGGTGGTGTTGTTACCGGGGGGTGCGCGGAATGCGCTGGCCGAAGATACCGGCGAAGGGGTCAACCTTGACTGCCGGAGCAGGCTTGCTGTCCGTACTGTCCGAACGCACGACAGTAGCGCTCTCCATGGTAGCCAAACGACCATCGACGCCGGCCAGGGTAGCGGCCATTTCGGCGACGGAACGCTGCACCGCTTCCAGAACGGTAACCGTTTGGTCGGTAGCGGGCTTATCGGCGACGGTCTCGGCCTCGTCAGCGCGGACGACCGGAGCACTCTGCTGCTGCGCGGCAACGAACCCGGCCAACGCCTCGGCTACGATCTGCTTCACGTCAGCGCGGGTAATGCCAGCCTCGACTGGAACTGTCTCAGCAGTCGGTGTTTCGACGGGTGCCACTTCGTCTTTCTTCTGGGGGTTTGGCATTCGATTCTCCTGAACACTATTGCGGTTAATAACGACAAGTTTTTCGGGCAGGGCTTCAAGCAGCGAAACCGTGTAAAGCGCGTACTGATTCACCGCCCTGACTACCAGCTCTTTGCGTACCGTCACCGGCAGAGAACTGTAGAACAGAATCTCGTTCAAAACTTCTGCGAGCTTATCTGTTGCCTTACGCCCCGCCTCACTGAACTTCACATCCGCAAGCGCGGCGGAAAAGTCAAGCTGGCCCCAACCCCACATACCGTAGGCAGTATCGTTGATGACCGAGGTAAAGCTGGGTTCACCCAAGATGTTTGTTTCTTCTGCACGAACTACAGAGATTACCACACCCGGATCGACTTCCATGGTGCGAATCTCAGCGCCTTCCGGCGCCTCCGAGCACAGCACTCGGATATGCCCATCACTACGAGTTACTGCTTCGTCGAGGTACGTCACCTCACGGCGCGACAAGTACGACAATACTGCCTCTTCGTCCGGGAACTGATCGTTATTGAAATCGATTGCAACCAGTGCGATACCGGCAGGGCCAGTGCTCGCGGCCGATGGCGTAGCCGACTCGCTGCGAAGAATGGTAGCAAACCTGTTGTCCCCCAAACCCACGCGAAACGTGTTGGTCGGCATTTCAGTCAAGTCGCTACGAGTGACAACCAGCCGCCCGTCCTCCTGCCGGTGCATGCTGTACCCGGTAACTCCCATGAGGTCCAGGTCCTCTTTGGCATCCTCTTCGGAAGTATCAGATGGATACTCGATAGCCAGAAGGGCGGAACGGGAGATAGAGCGGGCGCGACGGATGCGCGGCAGGGGTGCTGCGTCGACCTCTTCCGTGACTGCGACCGTGGCCGTAGCGGTACTGTCGTCCTTGCGCACGACCTTGAAAGCCACTTGGTTGCCGGGATACTTCACGAGAGTCAAAAAATTTGGATGAGCAAGCGAAGTGATATTGACCTTCTTGGTCACAACTCCAGGCTCGCCGTCTTCCGTATCGGGGGTGCTCATAGACCTTCCTTTCCGTAAACGAGGTTGAATCGGTGTTTGTGTCCCGCCGCTTCCTGCGTGACGGTATGCGTTAGAATAGCATGCCAGTGCCCGTTTGTCTCGGACGTTCCGCCAGATACCGGCCGGTTATCCAGCCCAACCATCACAGCAAAGTCATGTGTGTGGCCATCTTCGGGGTCGGGCTCGGTCACACCCTGGCGCACACCGTTGTCCTCAACGCGCAGAGTAGCCTCAAGAAACTTCACCATCGCCTGATAGGAGAATCCGTTTATCTCCCCGGAAAGGATGCTCTCCCACACTTCGTCGGAATACACACGAAGACCGACAACCCACGAGCCTTCGATAAAGTCTGGATCGCCCGCCCTGGCGATAAACGACTCAACGATAAACCATTCACCTACGTGATCCTCCTGGTCATGCTCCAGATCAAGACCGAAGCCTCGCTCCATGAACATGTAAGCGGCGTGCTTGATGCCTTCGCGCGTCCAGTAGTCGCCGTAGACGTTGGCGACATCTGGCACTAGCACCTCGGCCATGACTACGCGCTCCCAGGTGCGATCTTCTCGCACAATGAGACGAACTTTATTTGCAATCGATTGCATTTCTGCGCTCCTGCCAAAACAATAAGCGTATCCTACAGCAAAGCTACAAAATAATCTACTCGTCAATTAGCTCTGCAGCAACAAACAGAGCATCAAGCTGTTCATCGGTCCAGCCAAGATAGTTCGCCAAAGATGCCAGTAGGGGGAAGTGCGCTTAAACGTCGGGGCATCAGACCAAACCCGCTTTGCACGGGCCGGCACCTGCGGGCGCTATGGTGAACGTTCTGGTACCGTCAACAAAAGACAGTACCGCTTCGTCCTTGTCCTCAAAACCGTTCTCTATGGTGTATCTTCGATCTTCTTCGGCATGCCCATAGACCTTGCGCCACTTATACCACTCGGCAAACGTTATCATACTTTCACCCACGGGGTTATATTAGTAATAAGACCGTCAGTGTAGGTAAAGGTCTGCCTCCAGTTC